CTCTTATCTTTGTAAAGTAATTACAATTTTATGGGACTATTTGACTTCCTACGTTCAGAAAAGCGTGGAGATAATTTTTTAAGAGCTGTCTTTGGTGGTTATGGTGCAGCCAACAAAACGGCAGTAAATAGAGATACATCTTTAACATTCAGCGCAGTCTTTGCTTGTGTTAGAGTTATCAGCGAATCAATAGCAAGTTTACCCATAAAAGTTTACAGAGTCGAGGAGGATGACGATAAGATTACTGACGTTAGCCATCCAATCTACCGACTTTTAGCTCGTAATCCAAACGAGTATATGACACCATACACATTCCTTGATACTCTAATGACTAACTTATTACTAGAGGGGAATGCGTATTTTTATATTGAGAGAGATACATCGGCTAGACCAATCTCTTTAATACCTATCAATCCAAAAGATGTCAAAGTAGTTAAGCACGATGGACAAATCTTTTACGATATTAAAGATTATGAAATTGGTATAATGAAAGAAGATATGTTACACTTCTTCAACTTATCATTCAATGGTTATGAAGGAGTAAGCGTATTAAAAGCACAGAACACAACAATTGCAACGTCAATAGCTGCTAATGATACTGCAAATAGTTATCTCGGAAACTCTGCACAAGTAGGTGGAGTTATTAAGCATCCTGGCAAACTTAGTAAAGAAGCTGTTGAAAGATTAAAGAACTCTTGGAATCAAAACTACTCTGGATCATTTGTATCTGGTAAGACTGCTATACTTGAGGAGGGAATGACGTTTGAGCAAACTAACATTGATGCAAATAAGTATCAGCTTTTAGAAACTAGACGTTTTCAGATTGAAGAAGTAGCAAGAATTTTCAAAGTTCCATTGTCTTTGATAGGTCATTTAGAAAAAGCTGCTAACTATTCATCTATTGAGGCTTTGTCTATTGACTTTGTTAGATTTACTTTGATGCCGTATATGGTAATGATAGAGCAAGAGCTAAACAGAAAGCTATTCAGAGATAGAGAGTTCGGTTTGTTTACTGTAAAGCTAGATGCAAAGGCTTTGCTACGTGGAGATAGTTCAAGTCGTGCAAGTTATTACAGAGAGATGGCTTCTATTGGTGCTTTGTCTATTAATGAGATAAGACGAATGGAGGACTTGAATAGAGTAGGTCCAGAAGGTGATCAATTATTTATGCCGTTGAATTTTGCTCCAATTGGAGATGTAGAAGAAGAAGATAATGCCGATACCGAGTAAAGAAGAAAACGAAACAAACGAGGAATTTATCGAAAGATGTATGTCCGATGAGTTTATGAAAGAGTATGACGATAACTCTCAAAGACTCGCAGTTTGTTATGCTCAACTAGAAGATGATGAGGAAAGACAAACAAACTTTCCTAACAAGGGAGACGATAAAAAGATAAGTCTAAGAAATAGTGAAGAACCGCAATTTGATTATGACTTTGCTAAAAATATAAAAGAACAGACACCAGAGATTTGGAAGGCTGGAGGAAACATAAGAGGTAATGAGGCTTTTATGTTATGGGGTAGAGCTAGAGATGGTCAAGATACGGAGGCTATCAGAGAATGGATAAAAGAGAGAGAGTCTTGGATCAAAAGACACTTTGAAGATGGTAAACAATTCAAAGGAGATACAGAACCTAATTTATCTAATGTTGGTGGTGTAGTTGCTCAAATTAAATGGGGAACGATTGGAACACTAGGAGAGCAAGGAATGAAAGATGTAATTTTAGAACTAACAAAAAAGCTAGAGGGTAAGAAAGAAGAAAACCAAGTTAGTGCTAAAGTAAAAAAAGGATTAGAAAACAAAGTTAAAAAACATAACGAAGAAATAAAAGAGCTGGATTTAGCTTGGAATGGTCGTACTACTTACGCTGAACTTGTAAAAGTATTCGAAAGAGGTGTTGGAGCTTACTATAATAATCCAAGTTCTGTAAGACCTAATGTTTCTGGACCAGAGATGTGGGCGATGGCGAGAGTTAATTCGTTTTTATTTGCTCTTAAAAAAGGTAGATTTCAAGGTGGTAAGCACGATACAGACTTACTACCAGACAATCATCCAGTAAAAAAAGAAATGGAAGAAAATAATAGATTTATGAAAAAGCACGATTTAAGACACATCAAAAAGATTGAGGAAACTGATGACTCAATTATTATCACCTACGATAAGCTGATGGATGAAATGGAGGACAACTATCACCACGATAAAGACGAGAAGCGTGGTAAGGTCGGATCAATGATTGTTGATGGTATAGAGCTGCCACTATATGACACTAAAGAAGAAGCTGAGGCTGAAGCTGAAAAACTAGGTGGAAGTGGATCTCACGAGCATATTATAGACGGAGTAACACAATTTATGCCTTTTGATTCACACGATCAAGCAAAAGAGGCTTTAAAAGATAAAGATATGAGTGATCACACTCCAGACCACGATGAGGATGAAATGAAACGCCCATTGTATATGAGAAATAATCCTAACGCTGAGGTAAGAACTTTTGACGTTCAAGACTTAGAGCTTAGAATGGATGGAGATAAGCCAACCGTTGTAGGCTATGGAGCAGTCTTTAATAGTCAATCAAATGACTTAGGAGGCTTTAGAGAGTTTATTGCTCCAGGTGCTTTTGATGGTCGTTTAGAGGATGACGTAAGATTCTTAGTCAATCACGATGCTAACTTAATACTTGCTAGAACAACTAACGGAACGCTAAGACTTTCTGTTGATGAAAAGGGATTGAGATATGAGGCTGATTTACCAAACACATCAACGGCTAGAGATTTGATGGAACTATTAAAGAATGGAACTATTAGTCAGTCTAGCTTTGCATTTACTGTTGAAGAAGATAGTTGGGAAGTAAAAGACGGAATGAATATAAGAACTATTGATAAGGTTTCACAATTATTTGACGTTTCCAGCGTTGTGTTTCCAGCATATTCCTCAGCATCTAGTTCTGTTGCTTTACGTTCAATGAAAGAATGGCAAGAAAAAGAACAAGCAAAAAAACTCGAAGCAAGTTTAGAGGCTGAAAAATTAGAGGGTATAAAAGAAGAAGAAGATTTAAAGAAACGCTCCCTCAATGAAATGCGTTTAAAAATCTTAAAAAATAAATATTAATATTAATTTTCAATCAAATGAAAAATTCAAAACTTTATAAAGAAGAAAGAGCTGAAGTTATCGAAAAGATGGAAAGTCTAGTATCTTCTACTGAAGGTCGCGATA